AGAGACTTATGTAATCGTATATAACTACATCTACATCTTGCAAAACAAAGCAAATTTAGATGAATTATATATTACATATAACATCAATACTGAATTCAGACCAACTCAACCATTGAGAGATACGATATTGATTCATCGTAAAAAAGAATCAAACTCACTTTACACAATAAACGCACTTAACCAACTGGTTAGAGAAGAAAATGGTGGGGTATTGGATAAATCCTTTATCATTGATTGGCAGAAATTTAGAAACTCAATAATACTTACAAATACAGAGGGTACTAAGAAAATCCAAACTCGTATCTTTGAGGTTATAGAATTCAATCAAAAATAACATAGTAACAAATGGCAAAATTTACAAGAGAACAAATCGAAGAGGCATTAAACTGCAATGGATATAAATACTTTACAAGTGATAAAGGATATGATGTTAACATTGTTGGTATTAGAAATTCCGATACTCATGGTGAGGTAACAAATAGGTTTGATGATACTTTAACAATATCATATAAGGATTCAGATGGTAAGTGGATGTATAGTGAATACAAAGCAACAACTGATCCTGGTTCTCATTGGGAAAAGAACTTATTAAATAAAGATGGTGTTGCAATTCTAAAACCTGGTCAATATAGAGGTTCACATAAAATTGGATTACATCAAGGTAAGTATGAAGCATTAAGACAACAAAAGCCCGTTAAAGTTTATAGAGATAAAAACAAAGATGGTAAGTATGATATGATTGAAGAGTATGTACAAGAAGGTATATTTGGAATCAACATTCATAAAGCTGGTAAGTTTGAAAATGGTTCAACTCAAATTGATAAATGGTCTGCTGGTTGTCAAGTATTTTCTAAACAATCCGATTTCTATGAATTTATGGAAATATGTAATAAGGCTAAAGATGTATGGGGAAACTCTTTCACATACACATTAATAGAATCTACCGATATCGTATAGATACATAAAAACAAAACAAATTTAAAAAGGGGGAAAGAAATTTCCCTCTTTTGTTGTTTATACCAATTATTTTTCGTATATTTGTTTAACAAATGGAGAAAGATACACATTACACGTCTATTATTAAAAAACTTTCAAAAACATTTGGTAGTATGAATTATTTTTCGTATATTTGTATAACAAATGGAGAAAGATACCAAAATACAGCCACTCAAAAAGTTTTTCAAATAATGTTTGGTAGTATCAATTATTTTTCGTATATTTGTGAAACAAACCATCAGGAAGTACCTTAAAATGAGGTTTCTTGATATTTATATGTGGTGTAGGAAAGACACCAAAATAAAACCATTAAATAAATAAACTATTAAAACTTTAAAAACATGGGACTAGATTTATCCGCAATCAGAGGTAGACTGAACAAACTACAAAACACTGGAAACTCAAAAAGTAATCTTTGGAAACCATCTCCAGGTAAACATCAAGTAAGAATCGTACCTTACCTATTCAACAAAGAAAATCCTTTCATCGAATTGTATTTTCACTACAACATCAACAACAAAACTTATTTATCTCCATCATCATTTGGAAGACCAGACCCTATTGTAGAGTTTGCTGACAAATTAAAGAGAATGGGTGATAAGGAAGATTGGAAAGCAGCTAAGAAAATGGAACCGAAATTAAGAACTTTCGTACCTGTATTAGTTAGAGGTGAAGAAGGTGAAGGTGTTAAATTTTGGGGATTTGGTAAAACTGTTTATCAAGAAATCTTAGGATATATAGCAGATCCTGATTATGGTGATATTACTGAACCAACAACTGGTAGAGATATTACTATTGAGTACACATCAGCAGAAGATGCTGGAACATCTTACCCTGTTACTACTATTAGAGTTAAACCATCAGTATCACCAATCACAAATGATGAGGCTCAGGTTAAACAATTATTAGAAGGACAGACTAATATTACTGATATTTATTCTGAATTATCTTATGATGAATTGAAAAGTGTATTAGAAGGTTGGTTAAATCCATCAGCAGAAGGAGCAAATGATACGGCATCTCAACAAACCTTATCAACTCCAACAGCAGCACCAACAGCAGCACCAACTCCAACAGCAGCACCTGTACAAGCAGCACCTGTTGATAGAAAGAAGTTGGATGATGTTGCTAACGCATTTGATGATTTATTCAACTCATAATACTAAATTTTAATGGCAAAAAAGATAACAAAAGAAGATGATTTGGCAAGTTTACTTGCCGAATCTCTTAACAAAAAAGCAAAAGACCAAAAAGTGGCATTCTTTTTGGATGGTGGGGATTCTCCTACTGATGTATCTGATTGGGTATCCTCTGGAGCATCTATGCTAGACGTTGCCATTTCGAACCGACCTTATGGTGGGTTCCCTGTTGGTAGAATTGCTGAAATTACTGGACTAGAACAATCTGGAAAATCATTAGTATCTGCACACCTTTTGGCTGAAACACAAAAGAAAGGTGGAGTAGCTGTACTAATCGATACTGAAAATGCAGTAAGTAGAGAGTTCTTAGAAGTAATTGGAGTGGATGTATCTAAATTATTATATGTAGCAGCTGAGACAGTAGAACAATGTTTCGAAATCACCGAAACTATTATTGAAAATGTAAGAGTAGCATCGAAAGATAGACTTGTAACAATCGTAGTAGATTCAGTAGCAGCAGCATCAACTGAAAAGGAGATGGATGCAGATTATGGTAAAGATGGATACGCAACCGATAAAGCAATTATCATATCAAAGGCTATGCGTAAGATTACTAACTTAATTGGTAGACAGAAAATCACATTGGTTTTCACAAATCAGTTAAGACAGAAAATGAACGCAATGCCATTCTCTGACCCTTGGACTACTTCAGGTGGTAAAGCTATCGCTTTCCATGCTTCAGTACGTTTAAGATTAAAAGGAATGGGAAGTATCAAAGCCAAAGTAAATGGTGTTGATAGAATCGTAGGTATTAAGGTGAGAGCACAGGTTGTTAAAAACCGAATGGGACCACCACTTAGACACGCTGACTTTGAGGTTATGTTTGATAGAGGAATTGACAATTGCGGATCGTGGTTGAATATTATGAAAGAAAACAAAATCGTTACGCAAGGTGGAGCTTGGTATAAGTATGTTGATACTGAAACTGGTGAGGAGCATAAATTCCAATCCAAAGAATTCCCTGAGTTGTTGAAAAACGACCCGAAATTAGAAGAACAAATTTATAATAAAATTTGTGAAGCTACCATTAGGGAGTACAAATCAGCATCAGAGGATGTAGATAACTTAGTAGTAGATGACCAAGTTATTGGAGATTAAAAATTAAAAAAACAATAAGTTATGAGTAAATTAGCAAATATGTTACGCACATCAGCGGAAGCTGATAGAGCAAAAGCACTCCTTACGTTGGAGTTGTTGGAAAACCATCCTGCCGGAATTGGTGACCATTCTACAAAAGATTTCTATTCAAACGCTGAAGAAGCTCTTCAGATGTTGGTAGATGCAGATGATAGATTGGGAGCAATCCAAAAGTACCTATCTCCACAAAATGTGGGATTGGTTAATGGTAATGGTTATACAACAACAACAACATAATGAAGAAACTCTACAAAGAAATCCTCAACGAAGTAAGTGAGGAACACAAAACGAATCATTTACGAGATAGGAACAGTAGAGTTCTTATTATTGATGGACTAAACACCTTTATCCGTAGCTGGACAACCAACCCTACAATGAATGAGGATGGTGACCATACGGGTGGGGTGATTGGCTCACTCAAATCCATCGGATATCAAATCAGAGAATTTAACCCAACGAGAGTTGTGGTTACATTCGATGGTAAAGATGGTTCTAAATCCAGAAAAGATATACATGAAGGGTATAAGGCTGGTAGAGAAAAGAATCGTTTCAGAGTTAACCGAACCTATGGTGAGATGTTATCTGAAGAAGATGAAAGATTATCAATGAGGCAACAATTTGTGTGGCTGAATGATATATTGGATTTCCTACCTGTACAAACTATGGTTTATGATGGTATTGAGGCTGATGATACAATTGCATATGTAACCAATCACGTTCAAAATCAATTAGATGGGCAAGTTATAATTGTTTCAACTGATAAAGATTTTCTACAATTGGTTTCAGATAAAGTGACTGTATTCTCACCAACCAAAAAGAAACTATATAATAGACAACTCGTTTTTGATGAGTGGGGTATTTGGCCTGAAAATCTTTTAGTATATCGTACTTTGGATGGCGATAAATCCGATTGTATTCCAGGCATCAGAGGATGTGGTATTAAAACCACTTTAAAGAGGTTTCCTGAACTATCGGAAGATAGGCTAGTAACACATGAGGAATTGTTCCAATTGTGTGAGGAGAAGAAGGGGAAGATAAAACTGTATGATGATATCTTAGGAGCAAAAGAACAACTTTTGATGAATAAGAGATTAATGGAGTTAGATGTACCACATATCCCAACCAATAAGAAATTAAAGATTATGGATAGATTCGCTGAAGATGATATCCAATTCAATAAACTTGATTTCCTTAAAGTTGGTGCTAAATATAAGGTACTTCAAAATTGGAGAGATATAAATGATTGGTTACAATCAACATTTCACAACATTATTACAAAATAGATTAGGTTATATCATAAATATATTGTATATTTGTGATTCAAATCAAAAGTTATAGATGCAAAATATAGATACTCTTTCTAAATACGGACAATCATTTCAAACAAAGGTATTATCTTCTTTGATTACAGATGTTCGTTTGTTAGATACATTAAATGAGATTATACATCCAAAGTTCTTCGAAGCTGAATCCAATAAATGGATTGCTGATGAGATAAAAAACTATTATAATGACTTTAAGAAATCACCTACACTTGATGTATTCAAAGTGGAAGTATCTAAATTAGATGATAAGGGATTTCAGAAAACTGTAATAGAACAATTGAAATTAGTATTCACCAACATTGGTGATTCTGATATGGACTTTGTTAAGAAGGAATTCTCTTCATTTTGTATTAATCAAAACTTAAAACAGGCAATTGTTGAATCAATTGATTTACTTAAAGCTGGAAACTACGATAAAATCAAAGATTTAGTAGATAAGGCAATGAAAGTGGGTATTGATAATGATTTAGGACATGATTATGTTTTAGATTTTGAAGAACGAACTACCGAAATTAATAGAAATTCAGTTCCAACTGGTTGGGATTGTATTGATGAGATAATGGATGGTGGATTGGGACCTGGTGAATTGGGAGTTGCAGTTGCACCTTCTGGTGTTGGTAAGACTTGGGTATTATGTGCATTAGGTGCCGCAGCAGTAAAAGCTGGACTTAATGTGGTACATTATTCCTTAGAACTTTCAGAACATTATGTAGGACAACGTTACGATACTGTTTTTACTCAAATTCCATCATCTGAAGTGAAGGAAAATAAAGAGCAGGTATTTAGTAAGATTAACAAACTTAATGGAAAGTTATTAATTAAATACTATCCACCAAAGGGAGTATCTGCAAAGAAGATTGAAGCACATATTGAGAAAATGACCGCTGCTGGTAATAAACCTGATTTGGTTATTATCGATTACGCTGATTTACTTCTATCTCACTCAAATAATTCTGATTCTACGTATGGAGAGCAGGGTGGTATTTACATTGAGTTGAGAGGTATGGGTGGTGAATTAGGACTTCCAATATGGACAGCATCTCAAACCAATCGTTCGGCAATTGATTCTGAAGTTATTGAAGCTGATAAGATTGCAGATTCTTACGCTAAAGTAATGAATGCAGATTTTATTATGAGTATTAGTAGGAAAGCAAAAGATAAGTTGAATAATACTGCTAGGTTTCACGTAATGAAGAATAGATTTGGACCTGATGGAATAACATTCCCATCTAAAATGGATACCAACACTGGATTCATTGAAGTATTTGATGGTAATTCATCAGATGGAATCATCACTCAGAAGGAATCCGCTAATGGGCAGAACATGGAGCAGCAATTACTACATAAAAAGTATGTAGAAAACTTCGGATAATAATTACAATCTATAAAATTACCATTAAGGTATTTTAACACCTGATTAATTTAAGGTAAGTAAAATATCATAAAGTAATTTATAAAAAATACTATCTAAAACATATTCAGTTTTTGAATATATACGATAGTTATATTCACCCAACTCAAATAGGGTTGGTAATTTTAACAATTAAAAATAATAAATTTTATGGCAACATCGCAAGAAGTGTTCGAACAAATACAAGAGTTATTTGTATCGTTTGAAGAAAATCACAATGGAACAACCAAAGCAGCTAAATCAAGAGCTCGTAAACATATTGGTGAAATCAAAAAATTGGTAACGGATTACAGAAAACTATCAGTAGACGAATCTAAATAAAAACCAATTATGAGCAAATTATTTAAAGAAAGAGTTCCTTACAAGCCTTTTGAATATCCCGAATATTACACCGAAGGGTGGTTAAAGCAAGCACAAGCATTTTGGTTACATACCGAAATACCTATGCAGGGTGATGTGAAAGATTGGAATG